TGTGCCTTTCGCTTTCTAAAAGCAAGCCTTGATTCAAAGCTGTTTCAAAAGCCCTTATAACAGGCATTACAGCCGTTTTAATCGCAGTGGTATAAGATTCATCGTTTGCTGTTCCAGCTATGACAGAGGGCGATAGATTGAAAATCTCGCATAAATAGTTGCTGTGCTTATAACCTTATTGCCTTTAGAATCAAGCGTTTCCTGTGTTTTATATTCTAATCGACAAAGCACATCTTTTGCAGAACTGTATTGACTATCTCCAAAATCATTGACACCAATATAATTCTGTACAGAAATGCTATCCTTAAAGTATGGAGTAAACAAGCTCATATCATCACCGCCGAACCAAGCATATACGGTCGCATAAGCGACATTGCGACCTTACTTTTAAGTTCATTATTTTGCTTAGAAGATGAATTTGAATCATCTGAATAGCTTTCACTTGTATTGCCAAGCTTAATTGAAGTTACACCTTGTTCACGCAAAGAAATTCTTTGCATTGCTTGTGTATCAGATAATGTAAGTGCTTCAAGAGCTTGTGCCAGCAATACAGCTCTCGGTACTTCCGAATTTCTTCCTCTCGGAAATTGTAGAATTTGTTCAGCACTATGTTTTCGAGATGTAAGCATAAGGCTGTCGATATGCACAGTAGCAAGTATTAAATATTGCTTTCGTTCGCCGTCTGTAAGCTCACGCCATTTTCCTGTTGTATCAATACCGTCAATAAGCTCATTTGCTTCATCAAGATTTAAATAGCTGTTAATGCCTTTTTTAAACATAATCAACCACCTGAATGTTCAGTACCAGCAGGTACAAGTGCCGCAAACGGATAGCGTGTATCAGTACCATTGAGTTGTGTAACTGGGTTAGGCAGCTGCCAGCCAAGACGCATTACACATCTAAGAGCAACCATATCCTGTTGTGCAAGGTTATATATAATTTTACCGCTTGCGTCACTGATGACAGCCTGGTCAAGCACTTTATATGTCATATCCTGACGCATTGCATAAACTGCCTGTGACCAGTCACCAGCAATAAGCTTAACCTTGCTGCTATCCCAGGATCCATTTTTTACATAGTTGATTGCCTGACCGTATAGAGTTGATGGTGTATCCGCCTGCAAGCTTGGAGCAAAGATAAGACCGCCGTTTTTGTCACGCAAACCTCTGAAAGATGATTTAAGAGCAATTTCTGCCGCAAAGCCTGTAACATCAAAGCCGTCAGCTTCAACAAGTCCCATAAGCTCGGAAATATCCTCGGCTGTGTCAATGCCTGTACCATATGTAACCGTCTTTTTCTTTGTGATTGCTGATGTTGCGATACCGTCTGGCCAGCTTGTTGGCTTTTCGGTCGAGAATAACACAGCACCATCAATGACCTTTCCAAATGCTGAAATAATCGAAGGTTTAAGCTCTGCCCAAATGTCATATTCAGCATCATCAAGTACTGCTTCAGGAATAGGAATAATTACAGCAATTTCCTCTGCGGTAATGTACTTGTTTTCCCATGATGCACTTGATACAGGCTTTAGACCATTATCGCCATTAACAAATCCAGCGACAGGAAGTGCTGACATAATCGGCATTTTAGTCTGCTTTGAACTCATATTAGGCAACTTTTTCATAAGCTGTAGAACTGCACTTTCGTGCTGTACTGCCTGAATAATTTCTTTGCTTGATTCAACTGGAATAAGAGCTTCTGCGTCTGTTCTTGTAATAATGTTTGCCATTTTAAAATCTCCTTTTTTATCTGTGACTTCTGATGAGGTCATTCATTGTTTGTGATGTTGATGTTTGCTGTGCCGGATTAATCGGCACAAAAGGTTTCTTTGCAGATTCCTTTTTAACAATTACAGCAGGAAATTCGTCTGAAACAGCTTTTACTGCTTCTTCAAGTCCTGTAATATTGCCGTTTTCATCAACTGTAATCTTGCTTTTGTCTATAAGCCTTGCAAGTAGTTTTGTGTTGTAGCCATCAAGGGCATTAAGACTTGCTGTAATAAGCTTATCCTTTGTCGCTGAAATAAGTTTTTCGTGTTCCGCTTCAAACTCTGTCAGCTTGCCGTCAATGTCACCAAGCTCCTCACCGTCAGCAAGTTTAAAAATTTTTCTCAGTGCTGTTTCATAGGTGCTGAGTTTTTCTGCATTTTGGTCAACCTGTGTCTGCTTTGGTGGTTCTGCCGTCTGTGGTTCTGTTTTTGCTTCGGTTTCTATTGAAGCATTTGTGTTTGTTTCACTCATAGTAAAAATTCCTTTCATTAAAAATTTTGCAATATAAAAAAGCGTCCTGCACCATAAAAGTGCAGGTACGCTTATTGCCTGTGTTATATATGCGTTTAAATTCGTTTATAAGCCGTTTAAGAGTGTTTATAAATTATAGGACTGATAATTTTACCTCTAATCATTAAATGCGATTTTAGGGCAATTATAGGGAATTTTTTATCTTATGATTTTCCAATCTTCCGCAAGCATATCACTCTGACTTGCGAGCCAGCCAAAAAGCCACATTTTCGCTGCCGTTTTCATACATATGAACGGCGGTACATAGTTGTGCTTGTCACCAGTAATGTTTGATGCCTCATTTGTGTCAAAGCCCTCGTGCTTAAATATATACATTCCCTTGCCGTTACAGCCCTTACGAGCGACTTTCTTTCCATTTTTCAATTCCTCTAATGCTTTTCCAAAATTCATATTATTGTTTCCTTTCTTAAATTTGAGTATAAATAAAAGCACCTTGCTTTTATTGCAAGAGTGCTTCCTAAGATTAATAAATTTTGTGCTTTTAGTATTCTACACCATTAAGAATTTTATTTGCCATAGTTGCATCCATTCTATCGGAATCATAATCCCCATCCAGTTCAAGTTCATATAACTCTTCTGGTGTATATGGTTTTGCTTTTTCAAGACATTTTCTATACATCTCAATTTCCTCTTGAGTCAGATTGTATTTGGAAATATTTGATTCCATAATTCTTAGCCTCCTCTAAAGTATCTGCAGAGAACTGTTTAATAACAGTTTTTAGAAGTTCTACTTTATCTTGCGAAAAATTACTAATAATAGATTGATTGCTAATAATTTGAGCAAAAGAATATTCTTCAAAAATATTTTTTTGTTTTTGCTTAACCAAATAGCTTGAAAATCCAATTTCATCATAATTATCGCTTTTTTGGATAATATAAAGAGAGCCTTTATTTCCAACAACTGTAAGCATTCTCATATTGTTTCTTCTTATAAAACCTTCAATATCGGATATACTAAAGGTCTCATCACTACCATGATTATGTATTCCAATATAAGGTTCGCTCGGATTATCAATTCCGACACGACCTACATTGTGCTCTGTTCTTGTTTTACCAATTTGCTTCATATTCATATCATATACAGCTGACATTTCTACACCAAGCTTCTCTGTCTTAGCTTTTCGCAACAACTGTTTATGTGCTTCTTGAAGTAAATAATTTTGTTCATCTGTAAAACCATCAACTTTTACAAGTGGAACAGAATTTATAGCTTTATCGGTAATTGTATAATAATTACTGTTACTATCATTTATTATACCACTTTCCTGCTCCTTTGCAATACCAATTACAGTACGATAATCTTTCAAAAGCTCTTTGTAACGCTCTGATTTTGCAGCCTTCATCTTAACAAAAGCAGCAAATGTTTTTGGTACTTCATTCGGAAGTGCAACCTTAATTTTCTCATACTGTTTACGGCTCTCGTTCCGCTTCCGCTTTACTGCTTGTTCCTTGGCATACGCTTTACGCTCTTGGTCTGACCGCATATCTTCAAAGGGCTGCATACTTTTTCGAGAGAAATCCTCCATTTCAGCAGCAGTATAAGCTCCTGCCGGCAATACCGACAGACGGTGACGGCAGTTTGGGTGTATAGTACTGTAACCGCTTATCAAAGCTGTATCATAAAGATAGGGAAAATGTAATTCCTGACCTTTAGAGCCTTTGTATTTGCCATTGGCAGCTTCTTTCGTGAGGGCATAAACTCTGCCCTGATACATCGAGCAGACTTCACAGGTAGGGCTATGTTCTGTAAATCTTACAAGGTCATAGCCCCAGTCTTGTCCTTGTATGACTTTAGCCTTATTTTGAGTTTCTGCAGTAGTTGAGCGTGCAACAGTTTCAGCATATTTTTCAATCGGCATTTTTGTGCCGTTGGCATATTCTACTGCTGTCAGATTTTGCTGTTTAAGTTTATCCTGAAGATTCTTCTGCATTTCTCGAATTGTCTGACCTGTTGTGAGCTTTTCTGCTGTTGCTTCAATGCCAGCTTCTCTGACTGCGTCCTGAACTCTGCGACCAACAATGTTAATTGCCTTGTTCAAGTCGATATTAGCGTTTTGAGTAATAAGTTCTATCTGACTTGCGTTAAGTCCGCTGAACATATTAAACAATCTCGGTGCAGTATTGTCTTGTAGTAAGTCATCAATTAAGCTTTGCAAGCCTGTTTTGTAGTTTTCTTTGATGAGCTGTTCAACAAGTGCTTTTGATGATTTTTTCAGCTTTTTAAGCTCCTTTTGAACTTGCCTTAAAAGTGACCTTTCATAAGCTGCTGCCGAACCATAAGCTTGTTTTCGCTGGATTATTTCAACAAGCTTTTTCTGTGCTTTCTGATATGTTTCAATCAGTTTTTTCTGCGTACTCATCAGATACCCTCAATCGGTTCAAGGGTTGGTTCTTCCAAACCTACGCTTGAGTCGATATCATCAGAGCGTATCATTGCAAGCTCCGCATCTGTATCAGCAGCCGACATATCATCAAGCCTTTGTATTGCTGTATATTGCGATAATGTAGCTTTTCCACCTGTACTAACTGACATAATTTCAGCGTCCTCTGCTGGGTCGGCAGGTAAGCCGTCATGCCACGTAATAGTGATTTCTTCGGGGACAATTTCCACTCCGAGGATTCCAGCACTTGCTGATATAATCTTTTTGAGTATCGGGTCAAAACGGTTTGCGATTCTCCGAGCCTTGGCAAGCGGTGACATCATCAAACGCCTGAGAGCCGAGCCTGATGGCACATCACCTGTTTTATTTGTCAAATCTCCAAATACGGCAGAACCCATTTCCGAAATTGTATAAAGCTGATTTATGAGAAGCTCAATCTGTTTAAAGTTTGCGTCCATACTTGCGTCCCAAACGAGATACTCGGGTTTTGTGTCACTGTCTTCGCAGGGAAAGTAATCTCCAACCTTTAAACGCCAAGTGCCTGTCACTTCGTCCATTTCAAGTGCCGACTGTGGACCTGTCATACTTGGACTTGCAAATTTATCAAGTACCTTGCTTATTTGAGATACTCTTACGATTATTTCAGATACAATGCTGTCAATTGGCTCGTAATCATCGTGACCGAATATGTTGTCGCTTGTAAGCAAATTGGATATACGATAGACGGGGCAGGTATGCATTGAGGTTTCAAGCTTAAGTTCCTGTTTTTGAGTAATTTCCTTGCCAATTTTAAAGCCTCCAGGCTTGCCGTGAAGCTCATAATTATGAGCTTCGCATTGTTCAGGCTCATCTGGTTTATGTATTTGTACCTTTAGTCCATATTGCTTTTTTACAGTGTCGATAAGATAAACCCAAGCAAATACATGATATTGAAATTGCCTTATATTGTCTTGATTGACAACAGGAAACCACATTGCAGGGCTTATGACATCAATGCTTGGCAAACCTTTATCATTGCATGATAAAAGCATAATAGCATCGCCATAGCGTGATACATCAATACAGCTTATACATGCACAGCCGAATAAATCCGTATCGAGTAAAATTTTGTCAATAATTTTTTGCTTATTGTCGTCAGCTACTGTTATTTTAGGAGGTTCACCGAAAACAAGGTCAGCGGTTTTTATACTCATCAGTCTTTGATAGTTAAACACAGTTCCATATGATACAACTCTGTCGAAATTGCCGACTACTCTTTCAATTCTGCGAAACTGCTCCTTGTAGACTTCTGCGTGGTTATTTTCAAATAATTTTCTGTGGTCAAGATATGTTTCCAACCGATACTTTTCGCTATCCGGCGGAAATGCCTTGCCACGCTCTAAAAATGATAAATTTGTAAGCATATTACCTCCTGAGTTTTACAACGCCTGGCAAGCCGTTCTTTGCAAGTACGGTCGAACAAAAATAGCGTATATCGTCCATTGCATGGTCATGTTCCTTCAAAGGTTTGTCTTCACCTGTTTTTTGTGAGTGCTGAGTATCCCAGACATAGCTTGCAAACTCCGCAAATGTATTTGTACAGCAGTCATTAAACATAATTAAGCCTTGCTGTATACAAGTGGCAGTTAATCGTATGCCGTCAAGTACCGCATTATCGGCTTTTCGCACATTATAGCGACCGTGCCTGCGTATAACAGTGATAAAGCTTGCCGCCGACGGGTCAACAATTACAGCTGTTATCGGCAGTCTGTCAATCAGCTTAACAAGCTCGTTATAGTATTCTTCATCTGTTTTCTGTATACGGTTATTTCTTCCGTCATAATAATACTCTCTGATTCTGTACCAGATGTTTCCGGACTTACCCCATAAGCCAGCTGAAAACGGATTAAGTGTACCGTAGTCAATACTGACATAGTATTGTGAATAATAACGATTTTCAGTTTGAACAACACATTTTTCCTTGTTGAACATTGGATAAATCAATCCGTCAGCAGATACCCAGCGACCGAGTATATAGCGTTCAAAGAAGTTGCCTGTATACAAGCTGTAATATCGGCTTTTGACCTCCTCTGAAAGAGTCAGGTTATCGTCCATAGTAAAATGCAGATACAAGGCTTTTTTATCGTCTGCTTTCTGAATCCATTCTTGGTAAAACCAATGGTAAGGATTGTCAGGGTTGCAGTTAAACCAAAAGCGTGAGCCTGTCACAGAGCAACGACCTAAAGCCTGCTCAACAAATGTACGAGGCATAAGAGCAACTTCGTCAAGCATAACTCCTGCAAGCGTAATGCCCTGAATTAAGTCTTGAGAGCTTTCGTCCTTACCTCCGAAAAGATAAAAATAGTTACAGCGTTCGCCTTTCTGAATCACAATAAGGTTTTCCGAGCGTTTGTCCTGAATTACATATCGCTTTCGTATCATATCCAAAAGTGGTTTTATGACATTTCTGCGGCACGAACCAACTGTTTTACCACAAACAGCAAAGTTACAGCCGTCAAAGTTTGTCATAGCCCACAGTACAAAGGAAAGCGACATACTCATTGTCTTGCCTGAACGGATAGAACCATCAGCTATTACAGCATTATATTTTTTGCTTATTGTTTCGTTTGTCCACCAAGTCATAACTTTTGTTTGTTTATCGCTGAAAGATTTAATTTTCATCAGCAAAAACCTCCTTACCACGAGCAAGGAGTGCAGCCGTTAGACCATCATCTTCGGTTTCAGATGATGTTGGCTTAAAGCTATCGAGATATAGCCTTATGGCATTTGTATCTCCAACACGGCATTTTTCAATAAGTGCTCTTCTGATTTCTGTAATTTCGCTTGTCTGATATTTTTCGATTAGCCCTTGCAGTTTCTTGCGAAAATCCTTGCGTTTAAGCATATCAAGTGAGCGTTCAAGGCTCTGCAAATCTGCAACAATGTCGTAATCTTGTTTATTGTCAACTGATTCCAATAGCTTGCTAACCTTGTCTATATTCGACATTTAATCACTCCTTAAACATAGTTTAAATAACAGAAACGGCTGACATACTGCAGGACATAGCTTCGCCCCCAGCAACCTGATTTTGTTCGGAAATTAGGTTGCTGTGTTCCTGCAATATGTCAGCCGTTCCCTCCGAGGAGACGAATCAATCCTCATTGTTATCGGGCGTTTGTAGCACATAAGACAATTTGATTATCTGTTTCTGTCCTGCGATATGCAGTTTCACAACCGCACGCCTGTGGTGTCTTTCGACTTTGATGATGTTATCTTTTAAGTCGAGCAACACTCCGCTTATAACTTCGTAACTGTTCTCCGTTAGCTTGAGTACTGATGGTTCTTTCAGCAAATCGTTTAAGCTTAATATCCATTCTGTTTCTGATTGTGTGAGCGGTTCAGGCTGATGTCCACCACCAAGCAAGCGGATAACTCCGTTAATGCCTGAAAGTATATAATACTGCGACCAAGAGTACATCATCCTAATAAACACATAGCCTGAAAATACGATATACTGCTTGCTTATCCACTGCTTTGCTCTGTGTATCTGCCTGTTTTCAAGTGGCACAACCGCCTCAACACCTCGCCGAAGCAGCTCTTTTTGCACATCAAGCTCTGAATCTGTCTGTACCTGCAAGACATACCATTTATTATTTTCCATCATTTGCAGTACCTCCTTTGACTTTGTGCTTGATACGCAAAATCTCCTCCTGCAGTTCTTTGTATAGACGAGGGTTGTCATGCTTGAGGGTTTCATACAAGAGAGTCTGATTGCTTTCAATTGCAATTTCTTCATCACTTTTCACCTTTGTGTCAATGCCCTTCTTGTAAGCGACCGCCCTTGCAAGTGCCGTTGCTTGACTTAGCAATTTATCTGCCGACACCTCATTCCAGTGTTCATCATCAAGTGCAGCCACTGCATCATAAACCTTTTGGCTTGCTAATCTTAAAATAGCCTCCGCAGGGTCAAGGTCAGGATAACGCTCCGTTTCAGTTAAAATCATTCTGAAATTTTCCTGAGCAATACGAAGCTGTTCGGCATTGGCAAGAAATCTCTTTGCATATCTGCACACGCTTGCCTGGGAAAGTGTAACTTCGTTTTCCGCAAGGTACTTGCATATCTCACGATAACTTTCACCTGACATCAGCATTTGGTCTACTGTATCCTTAAGAGCCGGCTGAAGCTTATCAATCGAACCGACTATTCTTCTTTTTCGGCTCATGACTTACACCTCAATCAAATCATCTTCAAGCTTTCCTGCGAGTAATCTGATACCTTTTTCAGTCAGCTTTGCTTCCAGATGCACATAGTCAACATCTGCAATTTCAGCAATCTGCTTGCTTGTAACACGCCTCATCTGTATATATCCTGCCTCTGATAAATAGTTCAAGCTGTCAAGATATTCGTTTTCAGGCATATCTTCAAGAGCATACTTGACTTCTTCGAGCTTTTCATACTTATATCGCAATAAGTTAATTGTACGAAGTACACGACCATTATTTTTAATAAATCTTCCAGCCCTCATTTTTGCAATTGCGTTATCCATTGTATTCACCCTTTCTTATTGAGTTCAATCAGCATATCGTAAATCTTGTCTATTTTATCGTCTGTTTTTGCCTGAGAACGATAGAAATCAGCCTTACTTAAAGTGTTTTCTTTGATTTCTTCGACATCTTTTTGCAATTTGTCCATACTTGTTGCCGTATCGGATTTAAGCTCTTTAAATTCTTCTTTTGTAACATAAGTAAGCTTTATATGGTTAATATCAGCCTCGTGCTGGTCTTGTTTTGACATTGTTCTTTTTAAAAAATAGCCTATTATGCCGATTACTATTGTCACCGCAAGCCCAACGAGCCACCAGGTGTCTGCTCCGAATTCCATTTTTTCACCACCAAACGAAAAAGGTATCATTAAGTCTTAACTTAATGATACCCTAAATTTTTGAAGTAAAATATATGAAATATTTCTCTTTTTTTCTTCAATTTTTACCATAATGAGGTCTGCTCCGAACCATACATTTCATTCATATAATCAGCTACTATAGTTCTTACAGCTCTTTCTGATAAACCGTATTGCTTTGCAAGTGAGGTATAATTTTCGCCGTTAAAGTGTCGTATAATTTCTGCGTCACGCTTTATACAAAATAGCTTATCCATTTTTGCAATATAGATATTAGAACCACCATACAATTTAACAAGCTCTATATACGCCTTGATTCCGATTGCCTGTGCAATTTCTCGTTGTTCGCCTCTTAGGTCAGAGAGCTGTATTTCAAAACTATCCATATTCACCATCACCCCTCATAGCCTTGCGTTCGGCACTTCTTATGTACCTCTTTATTGCCTCAATCAGCTTGCTGCCCTGTTGGTATGTAAGCCAGACAAGCGGTTTTTCAGGTGTTGCGTCAACACCAATTTCTTTTTTGATGATTCCACAAAGTCGTTCACCAAGCGAGGACTTGTTCTTTTTCGTATCAAGATTTTTAAGCTCATACATTAAATGCCACACCTTGCGTTGCTGTCCTTCACTCATACCACCAGGCTGTTCTTCATATCTTGCTGTGCGTCTTATCTTTGCCGGAGGTTCTCCAAGATTTTGTATATGTATGCGTTCTGCAAGTTCATGCACAACTGCCTTGTATTCATCATCTGTAAGAGTTTTGATACTATCCTTGCCTGTTATTGATTCGACAAGCAGATGTAGATTATCACGCTTATTACCGCTTTCAAGTATACCGAGTATTGAACCCATACCGTATATCCGTTGTATCTGCTGTTTTGTCATAAATTTCAGCTCCTTATTTAATTTTCTTCGCTAATCTCATACATTGCATATATTGATATTTCTGTTCATAATAAATCTGTTCAAGTATGCAGATTCGTCTTTTATCATTTCCTGTCTTTTCATCTCGCTGATATAAAATATCAAGTTCACGCTCAGCATACTCATAGTTTGTTTTACAGCGTTCAGCCATTTTCAACCAAGTTTCCACATAGCCTCACCTACTCAACTGAGATTTTTGTACTCTCATCAACAATCATAGCAGTATCAATAAGCTTTGTTATTTCAGCAATATCACTATCGCTTGTTATACCATTAAGCTCAAGCAAGGTGCTGTAGCTCTGCCAAGCTGCCGCCTCGCTGATGAGATAAGCATATTCATTTGCTTCTTGCTCTGATAAACCGCCGATATTGATAAGATTTTTCTTATCTGTTTCAAAATTTGCACCCTTGAGCTTCTTGGCTAACTTTTTGCGTATTGTATCGTCTACTGGCAACTGAGCAATGGCGTCATTAAGCGATTGCTTAATATATGAGCCTGTCCATACCTTTGTGAGCATACGCTTTGCAGGAGTTGTAAGCGTGTACTTTGTTTCCTCTTTAACTGCGTCGCTATATGCTGCTCCAAATATTTTTTTAAGCAATGTAGGATATGTAAGCTTGAGAGTTTCAGCAATTGTTGCAGTTATTTTGTTTCCTTGTTCAGAAGCATATGTAACCGTTTTATACTTTGTATTCTCTAAATCCTTACTGCTTGAAAGGATAATCTCAGCTTCAAGCTTTTCCTTTTCTGTTGTAAGCTCCGTTATCTTAGATTTTATAGCTGCGAGCTGGTCAATTAAGCTTGTATCAATCATCAGTCTTCACCGCCTTTATAATCTTTTCTGCACAAGCTTTGCAGATATGAAGCTTGCAGTCATCAACAAAGACAATGTCTTCGATTGAAGCACAAAAACGGCAGGCAGCTGCATGAGGAGTAATAACGATTTTTTCGCCATCACTTCTTATATCAACTGCTGTGCCGGAGTGGAAGCCTGTTTCAAATCTCATGTCTTTCGGAATTGAGATTGAGCCGTTTTTTTGAATTTTCTTTGATTTTTCCATAAACATTCTCCTTTATAGGTCAATAATGTCCTTGATGTATTCATATTTTTCTCCGATTTTATATGTGGTGCGACCTTCTGAGCTTAGTTTTTCGCTGAATTGCTTTAATCTCACTGCTATCTTTAATGTTTTTGCAGCACCAACAGCCTGTAAGCTATGTTTTTCCTTTATTGTCCCATGTGCTGTCATTATTTGTACAGCCTCAAGCAAGTATAACAGCACATCGTAAACGCTATCATCGTATGCTTGGGCAAATTCAGCAGTCGCTTCCTCTATAAACTTTTTTCTGTTAAGAGGCTTTTTGTCAAGAGGTATAATACCGTCCGCCTGTAGTTCCTTTTTGATTTTTGCCCGTTCTGCTTTTTCCTTTGCAGTCATTTTTTTAGCCACTACTGCTATACCTCCTTTATAAATCCCTCTTTGAGAGCAATACTTTTGATTTTAGCAAGCGTTGCTGTACCAATTCCACGATAGTCATGCTCTTGAAGATGCTGTATGAAATTTTCTACAGTATTATTAGCTTGAGCTTTACCGGAAAGCGTATCAATAAATTCACAAAGCTGGCTGTCAGTCATTTTTCTAACCTTGACAGCTTTTTCATGCTGAGCACGCTCAAGAGGTGTCTTTTGAAAATTTTTCTTAGCCACTTTTATCACCTCCTTGTATTCCTTATCCTCACTCTGCGTTATCGGGCTTGTGACCGTTCATTCAAGATGAGCCGCATTAAGGTGGGGCATACAGCCCCAAGTATTTTAAAGTGGTTTAATAATTGCAATTATGTCAAATTTTTTCATTATTGCATCAGCAAATTCAAGATCATCTTTTGTCGCTGTTGATTCAAGTGTTTTCGTGAAGTTTCTCATTGCAACGATTGCCATTGGACGAGTAAGTGGAGTTATTGAAACTCCTCCCAAAAATCTAAAATATGTCCCAACTATTTCTGATATGGTTTCACTTATCACTTCATTATTATCTTCTTTACATGCTTTAGCTAAAGCTATTGATAATTCAGTAAGTTTGCAATTTTCCTGTTCTGTCATTATGTTTCCCTCCATTAATTCATTGTTATTTGCATAGCTGATGCCATTGCAGATAGACCTTCATAGCTGATATTTTGATTATCAAGAGCATTGCTATATACATTTATTGCTCCTCGCAGACCTTGCGGAGAATGTGCAATATTCAGCAAAAATGTTATTTCTTTTTTTCCATGAAGAGCAGGACAAAGCAATTCAATATCGTGATATTCAATGTCTGATGTCAATCTTATTTGTTTTATCTTCGTTCTGTTTGCGATTTGTGCATATGCAGGCTTATTGTTACTGCCAGCTGTCTCAAGATTACCAATAAGACAAATACCAAGCTGTGGATTGACATCTGAAAAAGCTCTGAGAGCTTCTACTGTCTTAATAGGCAAGTGCTGTGCTTCGTCTACAATAAGTACTTTTTCACCAGATAAGGCATTGCTTATTGCAAACCACATATCATCTTTTCTGCTTTCTCTTAATCTTAGTGTTTTGCATATCAACTTCAAACAAGCAACTACACCTGATGTGCAAGGGTTTACTGAAATATATATCGCACTATTCGGATAATCCTTAATATATTGCTTTGCAGCCATTGTTTTACCAATACCTGCATCACCACTTTCTCTTGCAATACCGCCTTTAAGATGACAAAGTCTGATTGTTTTATAAACACCCATAGATATAGATGTTTCAACATATCCAACAGTGTTTGTTCTGCTCAAAAGGTTATTTGCTGCTTCTACCGTTTCAAAAATTTCTGTTAAACGAGTTTCCACATTTGCAACATTTCCTTCGTACTTATCCTTAAGATATGTACTGAGAGTTGCAGGACTAAGTCCGATTGCCTTTGCAGCTGAACTTAGCGAACCATTTTCGCTTATGTAATTTTTCAGCTTTTCTTGTAATTGCTTGTTTGCCATAACTACTCATCCTTTCTGTTTCTTGCGTCTTTCCGCACTGTGTATCATTCTGTCTATATCTACATTTGCTCTTGTGCTTCCGCCAACAGCTTCAGGTAATGATTCATCTGCACGCTGTATCGTGATTACAGGATTGGCTGGCGTGATAGAAATTTCCTTATTTCGCTCAACCTCTCTAAGTACAAGGTCAAGAGCAGTGTGTTTACCAAGTACCAATGCTTTTTTAGCTTTAAGTGATTTCTTAACAATGCTTTCATACTCTTTAACCTTATGCATTGCAGCAGATACTTCTTCTTTGCTTGCACCATATTCACATATTGCTGTATTATCAGCAGGTACAGTCATAAGATAGCGGTCTTCAAGGTCGTATATGCGTATTTCACCAATATTGTCAGGGTCATACCTGTAATATACTTTCTTGCCCTGCATATCAAGCAATTCTTTGCTGAAGTAGTCTATACGCTGTCCTGATACTGTAAGATGTACGCCTCTTCTGCCGACAGTCTGAGCTTTAGATGACCTCATAAGCATAAGATTAAGTTCACTTTCTTCAGCAACTCGCTTATGCAATAGATTTTCTTCATAAACCTGCTGTTTTGGTTTACCTTTATCTTTTGCAACAGCTCCGTTATATACATCTCTGTTAAAGTAATACTTAACAATCATCTCTATTTGTTTTGTGAAGTCTATGTCATTCGGAATTCTTCCGCTCTTTAAAATCGTTTTAAGCGATTCTGGCTTTTCAAGTACATTTCCGCCTGTAAATGTTTCAAAAAGACGGCTTATACTATTCTTGAGGTCAAGAAATCTTCGTTCAATAATCTTTGCTTTCGCATTGCGTACAATAGCGTTTGTCATCTTAATGCCAAGACGCTCAAAAACAGGCGGCGGAGTAAATTTATCCTTGGTCGATTTCTTTTGTCTGTGTCCAAGACCACCAACATCAAAGGTCAAAAATTCTCGACCATTATCAACATATATGTTAGCTGGTATCCCGTATTCCATAATACCCTTACGCAATGCAATAAGTGTTGCTTGTGAGCTTGGGTTATTAGTAACATAAATACCTGTTAATATGCCGCTTCGTGCGTCCATAAAGGCTGTAAGGTATAGTCTGTGAGTTGTTTTTCCGTCTGTAGTCATTACATCGAATGTGTGATTATCTGCAATCCACCATTCATTACTCTCCATATTGTCATATAAGCGTTTGATATATGGAGCATATCGGTCTTTGAAAGCTTTCTCGCCATATCTTCCAAGAGTTTTTAAGCCTTCCGTAATGTCGTTTTCTATATGCCTGCAAAATGTTGCATAAGACGGAATCTGTTCTAATAGATGAGGCTGTTCTTCTCTTGTCCATAACTTTGTATACTCATAACACTTTTTTACTGGATATTGTCTTTCATCCAAGTAATAGTATAAAAAAGCGTCCCATACAGTGGCAGGTATACTGCTTGCCCCCTTGCGTGTATAACCACGCCCATCAGCAAGAGCCACTTTATCACCTTTTCTTATTGCATTGTATTTGCGTTGCAAAATATCATATGTAATTTTTATATCTGGATATTTTTCAGATACTAACGCTATATATGCCTTGTCAGCTTCCGCCTTACTGCCTTTATATTGATTTCTGTAACTTTGCCAGTTCTCAATTATCAATAACCATGTATTTACCTGATTTCGTTGTTGCTCATTAAGCTCTTCTATTGTTTTGCTTTGAGTACCGTCTGTTTTCTGTTGTTCAGATAATTCCAACCCATGAGATTTTTGATATTTCAGCTGTAATTTAGTGTCGAGTGCTGAGAGCGGTATCAAATACTGAGGTCTGTTCTTATCATTGAGTTCTTTTTTTGCTTCAATAGCACCGTTTAGAGCAGCTCTTTGTAAGTATTGTGTACTGCAGCCTTTAAGCTCAGCAGCTTCCTTAATAGTTAAGTATGTTTCCATAATCGTCACCTCATTTCTATATCAATAATTATTAAACTGTTTTTAACTATTGCTTATGCCTTGTTTAAACGACCTGCCATCATCGGAGCAGGGTGGTCAATCTCCTGCTGACCGCCTTGTGGCGGTTTCGGCTGTTTATGCTTCTTGATGTTCATTCTGATTTTGTGCTTCTTGCTTTTGTAGAGGAGGAAAAGTCATCTTTCGTCCTGACCAATAGTTTGATGCTGTGCTTTTCATAAGTTCTCTAAAATCCCTTTCGTCCTTGAGCCCTTTGATAAAGTAATCAAAATCTCTCTTTGTCTTACAAAGTTTCTTGGCTTTTTTGAGTGTACGCTCAATTTTCACGCTTTTAACAAGTGTACCAAATCCCATTTTTATCTCTCCTTATATATTTTCATTGCCCTTAGTGAGCATTTCCTCTATCTGTTTTTTAACCATCGTATCAAGCTTATATATATACATAGCCCAAGCAATACGAGGACTATCATATTTGCTTATTGTGCCTGCTGGCGTTTTGATTATATAATGCTTATTTTCTTTATCGTAAAGTAATTGCATTCCACGATTATCAAACATTTTAACAACCATTGCGTATAAAATCTCCTATTGCTGTACAGGATACTACCCTTTCGCAAAACTTGTGCCTTGCAAAGTGTATGTTATCCGTATAAACTCCACAATATGGGTCACCATCATTGTCTAAATACCAGACTACATATGGTTCAGCGGCATACGGATTGTATGCCAGCACCACCTTATCTGCAAAGTTTGCAATTACTGTGTGCGTTCCATTGATTTTTTCTGTAATATTCATTTGCTTTCCAGCTCCTTTCATTGACCTGCCATCATCAGAGCAGGGAGGTCATTTCCTGCTGACCGCCTTGTGGCGGTTTCGGCTTATTCATGCTTTATAAATACTCTCGATTTCAGCTTCCTCGATTATTCCGATGAGGCTTTTAATAGTTTTAAGCTTTTCTGTATCAGACTTATAGCAGCTCGCTGTGTGCATAAGACTCTCAATCATATGCACACATTCTTTGTAGCCCTCGTTCAAACCTTTCTTGGCTATAAGTTCCTGCAAATACTTTTCCATTTTGATTCACCCTCTGTAAAATTTCTTTGCGTATCGACAGCAGGAAAGTATTCCTTACCATCTATTGTGATTATTTCAATTACACCAAATTCACTATTTTGGAAGATTTTTGCCATTGTGTTTTCCATAATTAAGCCCCTTTCTTATCAAGAAAATCATATATATCACAACCTAATTCAGTTGCAATAGTTTCTGCTAACGGTAACGATAATGCCTTTGTTCCTCGCTCAATTTGTGCCAACATTGAGCGACCGATGCCTACCTTATCAGCAAGTGTAGCCTGTGTTATCCCTGCTTCCGTACGAATCTTCTTAAGGTTTTCGCCAATAGCCATAAAAATACCTCCATTTTTTCTTGTTTTTGTTTGCTTACTGTGGTAACATTAACATATATTCACTATGGTAACTATTATAATCCATAAATTTATTGATTTCAAGTGAAAATCCATATAATTATGGATTTTGTTTCATTGCACAAAAGTGGGGTTATTTTTATGTACAAATCTGATAAAGTGGCAGAAATTATAAAAGAATTAGCAAAAATTAAAGGGATACAATTAAAAACAATGTTAGTTGAATTACAATTAAATAAGAATACATTATCCAATATGTATAAAGGTTCTATGTTAAAAGCGGACAGTCTTGCTCGAATATCTGATTATCTGGAATGTTCTATTGATTTCCTTATGGGGCGAACCGATGATCCTACTTGGCATAAGCCTGAAGAAGTTTTAGCTGAAATGGTCCAGAAAACCCCTATTATAATGAAACCGCAACAAAAACATAAAAAGCCTGAAATCATGCTGCCTTATTACTCACAGTCTGCCAGTGCTGGAGATGGCAATTATATATTTGATGAACTGCCAGAGTGGCATACAGTTCCTAAGAACAGCAAAACCGAGGAAGCTGACTTCATGCTTATGGTAAGCGGTGACAGTATGTTGCCTAAATTTGCTGATGGAGATATAGTTTTAGTAAAAAAAACACCCTCTATATTTGAGGGTGAGATAGGTATATTCTATATAGATGGGGATGCTTTTATAAAACAGATGGGGAGCGGTGAGCTTATCTCGCTTAATCCTGATTATCCTAATATAGCTATAAAAACCTGCAATGATGTCCGATGCTTCGGTCAGGTTATAGGTGTTCTTGATGCATAATTATGAATAAATATACAAAAATAGTGTTTAATTATACATTTTTAGTTGGCATTAAAATAATGATAATAGTTCTTAAAAATGCCTAAAACAATGATTATATCCTAATGCCAACCAGTTGGTATTAAAATTATAAATTGGTTGGTATTAAATTATCAATTTTCAACCATTTCAACAGCTGTGCTGTGTAATTCGTAAAATGCCCTTAAACGGCTTATAAACCGCATTTATAGCTTTCTTAAACACTTTTAAACGCTAATTTCTACTGGTAATTACATACCCTTTATAAGCCCTAAAATCACCAAAAACTGCTTTCAAATAAAATCCAAAAAAAGAGCCGTTTTTCAAAGTGTAACCTTTCGTTACGCTCGAAAAACGGCTTATTTATGGGATTTTTTTGATATTCCCTTGTTTTTTCGGTTTTTACCAACTTCCTCTTATTTTTTGGATTTAATTTACAAACTTACACCAGAGCAGGCGGCTTTTTTTGTTGTCAAAAATTTTTTGAAATTTTTTCGGAAAAGCAGCGATTTTGGGTGTCCAAAATGAAGCCTTTTGTGCAATGAGTGAAGGGGTTAATTCCTGATGATGAAAACGGAAGCCTTTTCACTTGTTCTTTGACAACTGAATACACAGGTCGTTAAGACTTTAATTCTGATGATAGCCACTTTAGTGAGTACGCCGAAACTTCTGAAAATTTCAGAACAGCGAGAACTCCTGCTATGAGTATCGGATTGCAACCGATATGGCGATGACAGTCAGAAAGATAATGATACTTCTCTACGGAGCTGGCGGAGTACCCGGCAGAGGTTAGATTCCTATGATACAGATAGGCAGCCTGTTCCTTAACGACTTCCCGAAAGCGATATGCTTGGCAAGGGATATTGAGAATAAATATTGCCACGACCGTTTAGGAAATGAAACGGTCAAGTACATAGCTAATTTTATTGGCTATGAATAAATTGAAAGGAGGACGCAAGAGGTGTCAAACTGCAAAACGATTGCCATATGCAATCAAAAAGGCGGAGTCGGAAAGACAACGACAACGGTTAATCTTGGCGTTGGGCTTGCAATGCAGGGTAAGAAAGTCTTGCTCATTGACGCAGACCCACAGGGAGATTTAACCACCTGTCTCGGTTGGAGAGATACTGACAACTTGGGTATCACGCTTGCAACGAAACTTACAGATGTGATTAGTGAAACGATGAATGACCCGACAGACGGTATCCTGCACCACGAGGAAGGTGTTGACCTTTTACCGGCGAACCTTGAACTTTCGGCGATGGAATATAACCTAATGAACGCTATGAGCAGAGAAACCACTTTGAGGAATTATTTAAGTCAGGTCAAAGACAGATATGAGTTTGTTCTGATTGACTGTATGCCCTCACTGAGTATGGTAACACTCAATGCTCTATCTGCGGCAGACAGCGTGATTATTCCGGTGCAGGCACAGTATTTGCCGGCTAAGGGTATGACCCAGCTTGTGCAGACCATTTCAAAAGTCAAGAAGTATATCAATCAGGATATTAAGATAGACGGTATGCTTCTCACTTTGGTGGATAACCGCACAAACCTCGCCAAAAGTACGGTGGAAGCTTTGCGGGAGAATTTCGGAAATCAGATTAAGCTGTATCGCACATCTATTCCGATTGCTGTAAAAGCCGCAGAAACTTCTTCCAAAGGAAAGAGCATTTTTGCTTATGAGCCAAACAGTACGGTGTCAAAGGCATACGCTGAATTTACAAAGGAGGTGTTAGCCGATGGCAGGAAGAAAGAGCGACTTCACTCTCACGAAGCTCGATGATTTATTTACCACGCAGGCACAGAGAGAAGAAGAACAGTTTTCAAAAATCCGAAATATTCCGTTAGAGCTGATTGATGATTTTCCCGACCACCCATTTAAGGTCAGGGACGATGAAGATATGAACTTGTTTCAGGACACAGACGAAAGCGAGCTTGTGAACTGGCAGGATTTGAAACCCTGAGAAGTGATATTGTAGACCTGAACAGAGATGAAGCGACCATTTTAATGGTTGAAAGTAATTTCCAGAGGTCAGAGATATTGCCGAGTGAAAAAGCCTTTGCCTATAAAATGCGTTTGGAAGCAATGAAAAGGCAGGGACAAAGAACAGATTTAACTTCCAACCCACTGGGTCGGAAGTCGGATGGCAAAGAAACTACTCAAATAATCGGAGAACAATCGGGCGACAGTCAAACGCAAGTTCGTCGTTATATTCGTTTAACAAATCTTGTTTCCGAACTGCTTGAATTTGTTGATGAGGGGCGTATTAAAATGCGTCCTGCCGTAGAGCTTTCCTATCTTGATGAAGATTGCCAGCGTGATGTGGTTGATGAAATCGACCTGAATGACGCAACCCCGTCACATGACCAGACAATCTGTTGTGATATAATAAATTTGTAACACCTTGTTCGAATAATATATTATAATATTACTCAAACAAGGAGGACGTTACTATGTCAGTACATTACACCGAAGACTTCAAAAAAGAAGTAGTTAAAGCCTATATGG